GAGCCGAGATCAGTGCGGAGTTCTATTCGTTCCCTCAGAAGTACGTCACAGGACTTGATCCTGAAGCTGATCCGCTGGATTCGTGGAAGGCATCCATCTCTGCGATGCTGAGATTCGACAAGGACGAGAACGGAGACTCTCCGACTCTCGGACAGTTTACCCAGCAGAGCATGAGTCCATATACGGAACAGCTCAGAACTGCAGCAGCTATGTTCTCCGGTGAGACCGGACTCACGCTGGACGATCTCGGATTCGTGACAGATAACCCTTCGAGCGCGGAAGCGATCAAGGCAGCACACGAGAATCTGCGTATGACCGCGAGAAAGGCTCAGAGAACGTACGGAACAGCATTCGCCAATGTAGGATTCATCTCTGCCTCTTTGCGCGACGAGTACGCGTATTCTCGCGCTCTCATCAGTCAGATGAAAGCGAGATGGCTGCCAGTCTTCGAACCGGATGCAGCAATGCTGTCCTCGATCGGAGATGGAGCAATCAAAGTCAATCAGGCTGTTCCTGGGTATTTCTCCCGGGATACGCTCGAGAGTCTGACAGGCATCGAAGCAGGACTCGAAGAGCCAGCAGAAGCTGTCGAAGTAGAAGCAGAGGAGACTGAGAATGTCTGATTTCGGTCAGAAGCTTCTCGCGAATATCTCTGACGACTTCAGACATCGCATTGAGACGGACAAAAAGCTTCGTCAGATCGCGAATCGCGTTCGGGATGGTACTTCATACGTCGAGACATCAGACTTCGCTGTGAGGCTCGGAGAATTGCTCTCAGAGAGTCTCAATGGAGGGACTGCAGGTCTCGCATTCATGTCGGAAGAAGTCGCTCGGGAAATCCTCGAGCCATTGCTGGAATATGATCACTCGCTCGTCTGTGAGGCGATCAAGTCTGTTCAGACGAATATCAATGCTGAATCGGGAGTCCGTCTCATGGCGAGCATCCCGGAACTGGACACGAACAGGATCACTGGACTCGTGGACAAGGTCAGCGGATACACGACATTCGACGAGGCGAGATGGCTGCTGAATGAGCCAATCGTGAACTATTCTCAAGCAATCGTCGATCAAGCGATCCGCGACAATGCTAAAAGAGCATCAAAGGCAGGACTCGAGACGAAGATTGTTCGAAAGGCTGAGAAGTCAGGGATCAAGTCGAGGAAGATCGGAAAGCGAACGTATAACTACGTCGTGCCGTGCAAATGGTGTGCGAATCTCGCTGGGACGTATGACTACAAATCTGCTCCCGACGAGATTTATCGCCGACATGCATTCTGTCGATGCGAAGTGACATTCATCAATGGCAAGAAACGACAGGACGTATGGAGCAAGGCTGAATGGACAGGAGACGATGCTGAAGCACAGCGGACTGCGATTCAGAAGAAGCAGAAAGAACTCTCAGCGAAGCGTGAACTGGAAATGAAAAAGCGCGAATATTTTCGATGGGAGATTGAGAAAATAAAGAGCGAGTTGGGAGTCTCAGATAGACGCGCATCGTATCTCAGAACAGTCTTCTACAACGATATTCAGAAATACGGACTCGAAAACGTTCTTCTGATGATGAAGACAGCAGACAGAGCAAGGGCATAAACACAGGAGAGAGGAATGGCAGAAGTTAGACGCGGAAGCCAGTTCCCCACTCAGCAAATCGTTTTGCCGTTTACGCGTTCAAAAGGAGCGCAAGCAGTAGAAGCATATGAGGAATCGGGCAGACGCGCACAAGATTGGCAGAAGCTCCTGATCGAGGAGATTCTCGCAGTCGATGATGATGGTCTGTGGGTTCACTCAAAATTCGGATATGAAGTCCCTCGTCAGAATGGCAAAGGCGAAGTGATCGCGATGAGAGAGTTGAGAGGACTGCTCGATGGTGAGCGCATCTGTCACACAGCTCACAAGACATCGACATCTCACTCAGCATTCGTCCGTCTGATGGGAATTCTCACCGACGCTGGGTATCACGAAGTCCTTCGACGGAAGAAGGGACAGAAGATGTCCGACAAATCGTTCAAAGCAACGAAGCAATATGGTCTCGAACAGATATTCATGTCAGACGGAGGATATATCGCATTCCGAACGAGAACAGAATCAGGAGGAATCGGCGAATCCTTCGACTTGTTGATCATCGATGAAGCTCAGGAATACACACAGACTCAGCAAGGAGCGTTGATGTACACGATCGCAGCGTCGCCGAATCCGCAGACGATATTCTGCGGAACTCCTCCGACAGTGCAGTCGAAGGGAGATGTCTTCGTCGCTCTCCGGGATCGTGTTCTTTCCGGGAACAGTCGTGATACTGGCTGGGCTGAATGGAGCATCTACAAGACTCCGAAGGACATCATGGATGTCGAGCTATGGTACGAGACGAATCCTTCACTCGGAACGATTCTCAGGGAGAGAACGATTCGGAATGAGGACGTATCGAACAATCTCGACTTCATCATTCAGCGTCTCGGCTTTTGGCATCGATACGAGCTGAAGTCAGAGATCACTGAGAAGGACTGGACACATCTGTGTGTGAGTCCGTCTGTGAGTCTGAAGGGAAAGATCGCGCTCGGAATTAAATTCGGCGCGGATGGAAAGAATGTCGCGATGTCGCTGGCAGTGAAGACGACCGATGAACGGATATTCGTCGAGACAGTCGACTGCGTCAGACAGAGCGAAGGATTCGCATGGATGATTGACTGGATCAAGAAGAATCCATCGATTGGGCTTGTGGCTGTTGATGGCAAAGGCAAGTCTGATCTATTTGTCGAGATGCTGAATCGGGAATGTCCTCGAGTGAAAGCAGTGATTCCTGCCTATGGTGAGATGATCATCGCATGCTCGGGATTCAGACAAAGCATCGACACGGAGACAGTCGTTCACTGTAATCAGCCCAGCGTCACTCAAGCAGTCTCGAACTGTGAGAAGCGTCTGATCGGAAATAATGGCGGATTCGGATTCCGTTCCTTGAAGGAGGAAATCGAAGTCGCAATCGTAGAATCACTCGCCATTGCACACTGGGCATGCACGCAAATCAAAGAACGCAAACGGCAGAGAATCGGGTATTGAGTCAGCGATCACGCTGGCTTTTATACATTTACGCTGACACAGCGGTAAAAAGTGGGAGAAGGAAAATGGCTGAAAACACATTCAAAGTAATCGAAACACAGGAACAGTTTGATGCGATCATCAAAGATCGTCTCAGCAGAGCAGAGTCAAAGGTTCGCGATGAATTCAAGGGATGGACATCTCCTGACGCGATGAAGGAAATCAAAGAGAAGCATGCGGAAGAGATCGAGACGCTGAAGCAAGCGCACACGAAAGAGCTTGAGAAGTATGCAGGATACGATGAGAAATTCATCGAGCAGGAGAAGAAGATTCACACACTCGAAGTGAGCAATCTCAAGACACGAATCGTCAGCGAAAAGAATCTGCCTCTGAGCGCAACAGAATTCCTCAGTGGAGATACGGAAGAAGAAATCAGCGAAAGCGCAGACAGGCTGTCGAAGCTGTCGAGCGTTTCACATCCTGTCGGATTCACTCGGAACACTGAGACGACGACAGGATCACCAAAAGAGGAAGCATACAAGAAGATGCTTCACGACTTAACTGAATAGGAGAAAGAAAAATGGCAAATGTAGTATCTATGGGAACTAAACTCCCGACAGAGCTTGTCTCTGAAATGTTCAATGCAGTACGAGGCGAGTCCTCTCTCGCAAAGCTGTCTCCGAATCGTCCGATTCCGTTTGTCGGCGCGACTGAGATGGTTTTCTCTCTTGATCATGATGTTTCGATCGTCGCTGAGAATGGAGCGAAGGTAAATGGCGGAGCTGAGATGACTTCAGTCGTCGTGCGTCCGATCAAATTCGAATATGGCGCACGTTTTTCTGCTGAGATGTGGAAGGCTGGAGACGAGAAGCGTCTCGAAATCCTTCGGACATTCGTCGACGGAAGCGCGCGCAAATTTGCTCGCGGTCTCGACATCGCTGCATATCATGGACTGAATCCGTTCGATAAGACTGCTTCCGCTGTTGTCGGAGCGAATAACTTCGAAGCGAAAGTCACAAACAATGTGAACTATGCAGCTGCGACTGCTGATCAGAACATTTCTGATGCGATCGCTCTGGTCGAGGCTTCCGGTGCAATGGCAAATGGTGTCGCTATGTCTACCACAATGAAGAATGCGATCGGTGCGCTCTCCGCAAATGGTGCGCTCAAGTATCCTGCATTCGCATGGGGAGCTGCTCCTGAATCTCTCGGAAACATGACCCTCGCTGCGAATCCGACAGTTTCCGTCGCTGCTTCCGGTGCGACCAAAACTCTTCATGCTCTCGTCGGTGACTTCTCTGCTTTCCGTTGGGGATATGCTGACGACATCAATTATGAAGTCATCGAATATGGCGACCCGGACAATACAGGCTCTGACCTGAAGGGACACAATCAGATTTATCTGCGTTGTGAAGCATACATCGGCTGGGGTATCCTTGCTCCTGAAATGTTCGCAAAGGTCACTGCATAATGATCGAATACCGGAACAAGAAGTCAGGTGCTGTCGTTTTGCTTTATGCTGAGATCGAGTCGGAGGAGTGGGAAGAGATTCTCGCTCCTCTTTCTTCGGATATAGAATCCGAAAAGACGGAGGACAAGCCGAAGAGAAAGACAGCATCGAAGAAGAAAAAGTAAAGGAGATAACTCATGACTGAGACTGCGTCCTATGCATCCCTTTCGGATGTGATCACATTGTTTCGTCCGCTGACTCCTGACGAAGAGAGTCGGACTGAAGAGTTACTTCCAATCATCTCAAACGAGCTGCGGTATCGCGCAATTCTTGTCGGTCGTGATCTCGATCAGATGATCGAGAAGATTCCTGTTCTCGCAGATGTAGCGAAAGAAGTCACAGTCTCTGCTGTGTCTCGCATTCTGAGACAGGGAACGACAGGAGAAGCGATGTCCCAGGAATCACAGTCGGCTCTCGGATATTCGTGGAGCGGAACGTATGCAGTCCCGGGAGGAGGCATCGGAAACGCAATTCTTCCCAGTGATCTCAAGCGTCTCGGAATCAAGAGAGCGCGCATCGGGATCATCGACTTCTACGATCCGCACAATGGAGACCGACATGATTGAAGGAATGACGGTGACGCTGTGGAATAAGACGCAGATAGGCTCGAATGCATTCGGTGAACCCATTTACTCATGGACATCGAAACAGGTCGAGGATGTGCTTGTTTCGTCTCCCAGCGCACAGGAAGTGACTGACACTCTGAGTCTCACTGGGAGAAAGATCGAATACATTCTCGGAATCCCGAAAGGTAACGAGGATAACTGGGAGAATCAGATCGTCGAATTCTTCGGTCATAAGTTTATGACGTTCGGAATTCCAGAACAGGGAATCGAGGCGAACATCCCTCTCCGCTGGCACAAGAAAGTAAGGTGCGAACGATATGAGTGATGGTTTCAAATTCAAACTGAATCGAGCTGGAGTGCGAGAACTCATGAAAAGTCCTGAGATCGCTTCAGCAGTCAGAGAAGCAGGAGAGCGAATCCGCGACAATGCCGGGAGCGGATATACGCTGAATGCTCGAGTCGGAAAGAAGAGAACAGTCGTGCGAGTCTACGCATATACGAAGAAAGCAGTCAGAGATGCGTATGATAACAACACACTGCTAAAGGCAATCAGATGATGATCGAGACACTGCTCAAGGACTATCTTCAGACGAAGCTTGGCATCTCAGTCTATCTGATGCTTCCTGAATCCGTTCCGAATCCCGGCAATACTACATTCATCGTGATCGAGAAGACTGGCTCGTCCTTCGCTGATCAGATCATGACATCGACATTCGCTATTCAGTCGTACGGCAATTCGTTATTCGAAGCAGCCGAGCTGAACAAAGCAGTGATCGCTGCTGTGTTTGAGAGCGTAGAGCTGAACGAGATCACGCGCGTCCGTCTGAATGGTGACTACAATTTCACATCTCCGACTGACAAGCGTCCTCGCTATCAGGCAGTCTTTGATATCACGCATTACATCGATTTTTAAAAGAAAGAGGGAATAAAGCATGGCTACTGTAAGCAATGTTACTGCTGGAAAGCCGAAGATCGGTGGAGCGATCTTCGTTGCTCCTGTTGGGACTGCACTCCCGACAGATGCGACCACAGCACTCAATGAAGCATTCGTCGGTCTTGGATATGTTTCCGAAGACGGTCTGACTCAGTCAATCACTCGCGACTCCGAAGTAATCAAAGCGTGGGGAGGCGACACTGTGATGACGACACAGACAGACTTCGCTGAGACATTTACATTCAAGCTGATCGAGGCTCTGAATGTGGATGTGAAGAAACTCATCTTTGGAGACACGAATGTCACTGGAACTCTCACAACAGGAATCACAGCGATCACGAACTCCAAGGAACTCCCGGCAAAGTCTTTCGTGATCGAGATGGTGCAGAACGATGCTCTCGTTCGTAAGGTCATCCCGAATGCAAAGGTCACTGAGCTTGGAGATATCGTCTATTCTGATGGCGAAGCAATCGGATATGAGCCGACCATCACTGCGCTCCCGGATGCGACTGGAAATGCTTCCTACGAATACACAGTGAAGGCTTAACATGGCAGAAGTGAAGGGAAAGACTTCGACTGGATTCGAATTCGCATTCGATGACAGTGTCGTCGATATGGAGATGCTCGACTGTCTCATCGAAGCAGAAGAGAATCCTGCATATGTGGGAAAGATTCTCGGACTCATGCTCGGAAAAGAGCAGAAGAAAGCACTCTACGATCATCTCAGAGATGAGAATGGAAAAGTGCCTATCGATAAGACTGCTTCCTGTGTGATTGAGTTATTCAACGCAATCAAAGACGGAAAAAACTCCTGACCCTGACCGCATTGATTCGGCTAGATCGTGACGCGCTCATCTGCGATCTTGCTGAGACGTATGGTATTTATGACATGGAATCGCTACCGATCAAAACGGTGGCGATTCTTTCATGCGGTCTGAGGGAGAATTCAAGAATCAAACAAAAACTGAGCGCGAATCCAACAAGCATCGACTCTCTGCTTCTTGCACATGTAGTCGATCGCCTGGGCATTTTAATTTGGCAAAGAACGAAAGACGGACAGCGAGGGAAAAATCGCCCAGAGTCTTTCGTGAAAAAGATGATGGAATCGAATACGAAGTCGACCACACGACTGACCGGATTCGATACTGTCGAAGAATTCGAGGAGGCGAAGAATATGATCTTGCGGAGGAGCAAACATGCCTGATGTAGGAACAGCGTATGTGCAAATTGTCCCATCTGCGAAAGGCATCTCAGGAGCAATCTCCAAGGAACTCGGCGGAGAGGCTTCTGAAGCTGGCAAGACAGCCGGGAATAATATTGCTGGGACGCTTGTGAAAGCTCTTGGTGGAGCGATGGCTGCGCTGGGAGTGAAGCAGATCATCACTGACGCTCTTGATGCTGGCGGAGCGATTCAGCAGTCCTTCGGTGGACTTGATACTATCTATGGCGATGCCTCTGATCAGGCAAAGCAATTCGCAATGGAAGCATCAAAAGCGGGCATATCTGCGAATGATTATGCTGAACAGGCTGTGTCCTTCGGCGCATCTCTCAAGCAAGCATTCGGAGGAGAGACTGAGAAAGCAGTCCAAGCTGCAAATACAGCAATCATGGATATGACGGACAACGCTGCGAAGATGGGGACTCCGATCGAAAGCATTCAGGCTGCATATCAGGGATTCGCAAAGCAAAACTATACAATGCTTGATAATTTGAAATTAGGATTCGGAGGAACGCGTTCAGAAATGCTCCGTTTATTGAAAGAGGCGGAGAAAATTTCCGGAGTGAAATACGACATATCAAATCTCGGAGATGTATATGATGCGATCCATGTCATTCAGGGAGAACTCGGACTGACAGGAGTCGCAGCAGACGAAGCGTCTTCGACTTTCACAGGCTCACTCGGAGCAATGAAAGCATCGCTTCAGAATTTCCTTGCATCGTTATCGACTGGAATGGATATTAC